AGTATGAGTTTCGCTATGCAATCGACTACGGTGCAAGGCTTCAAATACTATATGAACAAGATTGGGACTACGTGAACAGCTCTGGTGAAAAGCTAGATAGAAAAGACGAAAGCGTTCACAAAGTACACACGGGGAGCAATCCCGACGGTTCGCCACAGTTTCAATACTTGTTGCGAAAGCCACGCGAGTTTTACCTTTCAGATAGGAAGGAAATACAAGCGAAGATTGATGAAAATATGAACCAAATCAAACTAGATGCGGAAGCACCCACTGGAACGCGTTATAAAACAGACGCAAATATCCGAATGGGCTAGTGTTTCGCTTCATTTTTTCGGAGGCCAATCATGGCAAACACTGACAATGCAAAAGGGCTACGGCCCGTTAATACGATGGGTGGGGGTACTTTTAGCGGTAAAATGACACGGTATGTGTTCTTAGCCGCTACTGGTACAGCCGCTTATGTTGGTGGGCTTGTAAAGCCCGCTGGCTCGGCTGACGCTGATGGCGTTATGGATGTAACAGGTAACGTTTCTACAGGGGACGCCGTTTTGGGCGCGATTGTTGCGATTGAACCGGTTACGGCTGACTCTCTTACATACCGCGCGGCTTCAACGCTTCGTTATGTATGGGTTGCAGACGATCCAAACCAAATGTTCGAAATCCAAGAAGATTCTGTTGGCGGCGCACTAGCTATTACGAATATTGGCAACACTGCCGATCTTACTGGCTTTACGGGCGGGTCTACTGTCTACGGCAATTCCACAATGGAAATTGACACCAACACCGCAACCGCATCTGGTGACGGTACGGAAGATGTTATCATTCTTGGTCTTTCTCAACGGGCAGACAACGAAATCGGCACAAACGCTAAAGTATTGGTTCGCTTAAACAACCATTTCTTCGTTGACGCACAGGCAGGAGCATAAATCATGGCAGTAATTACAACAGGCAACCACCCCAAGGCACTATGGCCAGGTGTTAACAAGTTCTGGGGTACATCTTACGAGAAGCACCCACTTGAATGTATGGAAATCTTTGATGTGAAATCGTCTAGCAAGGCATACGAGGAAGATGTTGAAACTCTTTCCTTCGGCCTTGCACCAGCTAAGGCACAGGGTGCCGGCGTTTCTTACGATAGTCACTCACAAGGCCCAACCACACGTTACACGCACGTCGTGTACGGCTTAGGCTACATTGTGACCAAAGAAGAAATCGACGATAACCTTTACGAGAAAGTATCCCGTGATCGTGCCGCGTCTTTGGCTTTTTCCATGCGTACAACCAAGGAAACTGTTTCAGCTAACGTTTTGAACCGTGCGTTTAACTCAAGCTATACAGGTGGCGATGAGGTTGAGTTAATATCAACTGCACACGTTACCGAGAATGGCACGCAGTCTAACCACTTGACTGTGGCGGCGGATTTGTCAGAGGCGTCATTGGAAGATTTGATCATTCAAATTAACCAAATGAAAAACTCTACAGGCTTGGCTATTGCTGCGCGTGCGCAGAAAATGATCATCCCTGCAACTTTGGAGTTTGAAGCACAGCGCATCTTGGGTTCAGCACTGCAATCCGGTACTGCAAACAATGATACAAACGCTCTACGTTCTATGGGCATTATGCCACAGGGCTTTAGTGTTAATCATTACCTGACAGACACGGACGCATGGTTCATTAAAACGGACGTTGAAAACGGTTTGGCAATGTTTGACCGTACCAAGCTTGCGTTCACACGCGATAACGATTTTGATACAGAAAATGCGAAAGCAAAATGTATCGAGCGTTATTCAGTTGGTTGGACGGATTGGCGTTCAATTTTCGCTTCACCTGGCGCATAATCGCAGGAAACGTATAATTTGATCAGGCGGCGTTTGTCGCCTTTTCTAAACTAAAACGCTAATAAGGGGTTAATCCCATGACAACTACAAACTTTCCAAACGGAATCGTCGCACCGGTTTACAACGCGTCAGGTGTTGCCGTTACTGCTATTGTTGACCTTACAGATAACAGCGGCGGCACTGGCACTGACACTATCGCGGCAATCGGCGGCACGTATTCGCAAACAGAAGTTCGCAACGCTATCGCAAGTCTTTCTGATAAAGTAACAGAGTTGAACGCGGCACTACAAGCGGCTCAAATTACGGCTTCCTAGTCGTTAAGGGGCGGCTATATGTGCCGCCCTACTAATTAACGGAGGTTTGGCTTTGGCCGATACTGTAACATCACAAACTCTAGTTGACGGTGAACGAAATATCGTGATGAAATTCACGAATGTTTCTGACGGTACGGGCGAGTCTGAAGTTAAAAAGGTTGATGTTTCCGAGTTGGTAGGCGCCCCTGATACGGTGCGAATTGACAAGGTTACATTTATGACCAACGGGATAGGTGTTCGGATAGACTGGCACGGGGAAACCAATGTGCAGGCTATGAGACTGCCACAAGACACAAGTGACACGATTAATTTGCGGCGTTATGGGGGTGTTGTAAATAATGTTGTTGCGGGGAAAACAGGGGATATTTTATTTACCACGACTGAAACCGCGTTGGCGGGCGATGGGTACACAGTGATTTTAGAAATGGTGAAAACATAATGCCACAAAAGGTCATCATAGTTGACGAACTTGGGGCATTTGTCGAGCAAGAAAACCCACAAGAGGTCACGCAGGTTGACGAACTTGGGGCGAGTATCAACGCGCAAAACCCGCTGGATGTTGGCGGCACTGCAAGTGAATTAATATCAGAAGTGTTACACCAGATTTTAGACGAGGCTAGACTAACAAATAAACTATTGATGGAAATGGGCAAATGAGCGAACTACGACTAAAAGACGGCACTGGCGGCAGTAGTGTTGCCAAAGTTAACACAAACAACCGATTGACTGTTGAAGCTGTTACAATATCGCAACAGGCCGACGCAAGCGACTTTGGTCGCGGTTACAACTTAAACACTGGTGACATAGCCCTAACGTCGGCTGGCACAAGCGCGGTTGCATACTTCAAATATACTGGCTTAACGTCACTTCATATCACAGCACTGGCGGTAGGTGTTGGGGCTATGGGCGGCACTGTTGACGACCCCGTTTTAATCAAGGTAATTCGTGACCCTTCAGGCGGGTCGATTGTTGACAACGCAGTGGCCGGTGATATGAACGCCAATCGTAATTTCGGGAACCCTTCGGGATTGACGGGCTTGTTCTATAAGGGCGTTGAGGGTGACACATTCACTAACGGCACTGACATTGCACAATTTTATACAAACGGCAATTCCCGCCTGTTCGCTGGTGTTGATTTTGTTATCCCGCAGGGTACGTCCATTGGTATTGAAATAACACCAAATGCGGTAAGCGCGGGCAATATTTACGTTGCCCTCATTGGTCATGAAACGGAGAATGTATAATGGACGTTACACTTAGGAACCATTCGGACGGCACAGCGGCAACAGTTACGCCACAAAACCAGATTTTAACCAAGTCTGAAGTAATTTCGCAACAGCATTTTATTTCAACTGAGTTTGGCCGCTCATTTCAAGCTGAAGGCGTTTCCGTAACCCTAACGAGTGCGACCCATACAGTTTTGCACCTTAAAAACGACGACCCACAGCGCAACATGGTAATTTCATATATCCGCACCCAACTGGTCGGGGCTAACGCATCAAACCTTCTAACCAATTATTTCGAGTTGGGCTTTGACCGCACAGTAAGTGCAAATGGCACAGTGGTAGAACCAGCTAACATGAACAGGGGCAGCGGCGTCGCTGCGACGTTCACCGCGACAAGCGGCGCGGGAACAACGCCAACAATGGCTGGTACATTTGTTAGTTTTGACAAATGGTATCCGAGCGCGGGCAACGACAGGCTTTCATATAATAAAGAAGGGTCTATCATCCTTGGCTTAAACGATACGCTTGAGGTTCGTTATGTTGGCACATCCACGGCGGGCAACGCCTATGCACGGGCAACAATAATGATGGTGGATAAGTAAGTGATAAAGACTACGCTAGTTGACCCCATTGACCATGTGGCAGTGGATGTCGAGGACTACTGGCTGTCAAGTCGCAGGTTGACTGGGCGTGAACGGGCTTTATTGACAACTACACCAGCGGGAACCCACGGAACCTTTAGGTCTATTTCCTTCACATCTTCAGGCACAACAGAACTTGTTGCGCCAGATTCCGAAGGTTCTTTATTGCTGACAGATTTGGTGATAACGGGTGACAAGGTAAACGGCGGATCTGTCGAAGTCAGATGGACTGACGGAACGGACACCAGCCTTATTTTAAAACCAGTCGTAACGGACGCGCCTGTTTATATTCACATGCCATTTACAGGTAGGGTACAGGGGTGGCGTAACGCCTCTCTTAGTGTTATTGTAACGAACAATGTTAGCGGTTCAGTTATGGCCGTGTACGTCAAGGCACCTGACGGCGTGCCTTATAAGGAATGGGACGCGTTGAGATAATGGGACAGTCAGATCATTACTTACACGGTAGCAATAACGTAATTTGCGACAGGTGCGGGTTTAAGTACAAGCGCGATGATTTGCGAAAAGAGTGGAATGGTATATGGTCTTGTTTCGGGGGTAATACGAATAATTGCTGGGAACCTAGACACCCGCAAGATTTTGTAAAAGGCAAAGCAGACAAGCAAACACCGCCTTGGGTTAGGCCAGAAACAGACGACGAATTTCTTTAGGAGTTACACATGGCAGTCACAGGCACAAATACAGTTAGAACAATCGTGCAAGATGCGTTATTGGATATTGAAGCCGGCACGCTTGGCCAAGCCGCTGACGCGGTGGCTATGGCGCACGGTATTCGGCACTTAAACCGACTGATGAAATCTTGGCAAAGCCAAGGTTACTTGCAAAGCCTTGTCGCGCAACAAAGTTTGACTTTAGTTGCAGACACGGCGGCGCACACTATGTCACCTGTTAGGCCAATGAAAATCTTAAATGTACGATACAAGGACGCCAACGGTACAGAATTGCCAATGAATGAGTTATCGCGCCAAGAATACGACGAGTTGCCGATAAAGACTTCGCAGGGGATTCCAACAAATTTCTACTACGACAAGCAAAGAGAATCGGCTGTTATAAACTTTTGGCCTGTCATTGCGTCGGTAACAACTGAAACGGCGGAAATAACCTATGAGCGCGAATACGAAGATATTAGCGACGAGGACGATGTTATTGATATACCAGCGGAGGCATACGACGCGGTTGTGCTAAACCTTGGCAAACGCCTTACGCATACTTACGGTTCTTCCGAAAGAAAAATGGCAATACGCGCAGACGCGAAAGAGGCATTAGATTGTTGGCTTGCGTCAGACAGTGAAACTATTGTTAGATTCTACGATGGGTTCTAAATCAGTTGAAATGTTTATGCGTCGCGGTGAATCGTTTGAACCGTTTGACCCTAGCAAGCACATACCTAAAGACGTAGGCCTTGGCGGGCCGTCTACGGAATACCTAATCACGGAAAACGCACCAGATGGCGGCTTTTGGAACATACCTTCGATATGGTGGGATAAAAAAGGAAACCCCACCCACATTAAAGACCGAGAACAAGCATTGGCACTAGCGCGGCATTACGAAGAAACCACTGGGAAGCGATTCCCAAGATACGGCACCCCTGGGGCTGGGTCATTTGCCGCCATGAACAGGTCGGCGATGGGTGGTGCTTCGCAAGGTGGGTTAGCTAGATATGGGTCTGAACAATGGAAAAGATAACATTTGTAACACAATCAAGTAGGCTTGCAGACGATGCGGGTTTTGATTCGTCACGCTTAATTAACGTGTACCCAGAGGCAGGCCCGCAAAATGGCAAAGGCCCAGTTTTGTTGCGTTCAGTTCTTGGCAGGGAAGCGTTTGCAGCAACCAACACCCCTATTGTAAGGGCCATGGAGTTTTTTAATAACAAGTTGTACGTTGTAAGCGGCGGCACTCTGTTTTCAATATCGGAGGGCGGTAACGTTGATAACCTTGACGTAGTTGGTGACAGTGTAACAACAACAATATCAAGTAATGGTGATTATGTAACCGTAGCAGCAAATGGTGTGTATTCCGTATGGGATGGTACAAGCATGACAACGCCTAGCGGGGGGCGTATATCGTCAGTTGGAACCGTTGCGCACCTTGATCATTATACAATTCTAACAGAGCGAAACGGCGATGAATTAGAATGGACAACGTTAGCGGACCCGACAACGCGCGACGCGTTGTTTTTCGCAACAAACGAAAGCAAAAACGACAAGACGTTGCGCGTTTTGTCCGACAGGCTTTATCTTTGGTTTTTCGGCGTAAACTCAATAGAGGTTTGGTACAACACGGGATTAAGCGACGCAAACGCTTTTTCCAGAATATCGGGCGGTGCGCTTGAAACGGGGTTACTCGCCGCTAATTTGGCCACGAAAACAGAGGCGGGGTTATTCTTCATAGGCGATGATAAGGTGGCTTATGTGTCGGCTGGGGCTGCATTGTCGCCAGTGTCTACCCCCGCTGTTAACGAAGCCATAAACGCGGAAACGCCAACGCATTGCTTTTACTACGAGGATCGTGGCCACAGGTTTTGCGTCATTCGTTTTGCGAACCGTCCCTCTTGGATTTATGATATATCAACCGGCCTTTGGGCTGAAAGATCAACGGGCGTAGCGGATGGCCCGTGGGACGTTGTTGCTGCGGTTCACGCATGGGGTAATTATTATTGCGCTACCATTGACGGCACTGTTTACAAAATGTCACGCACCAACACTGATATAACCGACCCTCTTAGGCGGGTTATGGTTTCATCTTCGTTATATTTAAGCGGCGCACAGTTTTCCGTTTCTGAAGCGGAGTTCTTGGGCAACTTTGGTGAATCCAATAATGACACGACGATAATGTTTAGAGTATCGCGCGACGGTGGTAGGGTTTACGGGCCACTAATGACCAGATCGGCTGGCAAGACAGGCGAGCGTGAATTGCGAACGGTGTTACGGGCTTTGGGTAGGTATAGAAACTTTTCTATAGAGGTATCAATAACTGACGCAACGGATATAAACATTTATTCTCAAGCCAACGTAAGGATCGGGTAAAATGTCAATACAAGCAAAAGAGCCAACAAACATTGAGAAATACGTCGATAAAGACGGCAGGTTAACGATTGACGGACTTCTTTATTTCCAGTTGGTGATCAGGACGCTGCAAGACCACGAAGATCGCCTGGTGGTGCTTGAGCCATGATAAGAGAAGCGACCATTGCCGACTTGCCCATGATAGTCGATCTATTGCAAGAATTTCACTCTGGGGCTGAACAGCCTCAAGGGTTTGTGCGTGGTGATGTGTACGACTTTATGCGCGGTATGATCGAAGGTGACTCCGCGATTGTTCTTGTTAGCGGAAAAGGGCTTATTTGCGGCTTTGTAATGCCAACTGTAGTAAATAAGGCTTGGTTGGTGTGTTTGGAATTGTATTGGTATGCAAAAGATGGTAAAGGTTATAAACTTATGAAAGCCTTTACAGACCGCGCCAAAGAATTAGGCGTTAATGAAGTTCGGTTTTCACATAGAAGTGCAACTCCGAAAATTGGCAAATACCTAGAAAAACAGGGATATTCCCTTGACGAGCAAGTTTACAAAAGGTTGTTATAATGTGTTTTAGTGCAATATTAGGGGTTGGTTCTGCCTTACTTGGGGCTAGTTCATCTAAAAAAGCGGCAAAAGCGCAAGAACGTGCGGCCAATAACCAGCTTGCATTGGCGCAAAAGCAATATGACCAATCGCGCGAAGATGCGGCACCCTATAGGGACGCGGGCAAAAGCGCACTAGATGCGTATCAATACAACATTGGCCTTGGCGATAAGCCAGAAGGTTATGAGGGATTACAGGAAACCCCGAACTACCTTTATCAGTTGGGCGCAGGTCGGGACACGATTGAAAGCGGCGCGGCTGGACGCGGCGGCTTGTACTCTGGTGCAACGCTTGGTTCGCTTGAGCGTTTTAGGCAGGGGTTAACTTCTAGCGAGGTCAATACGCAGCTAAACCGGCTTTCTGGCCTAGCTGGGCAAGGATTGCAGGCGACTGGTCTAACACAGCAAGCGGGGGCAAATAACGTGGCGGCAGGAAGCCAAGCGTACGGCAATTTAGGCAACGCACAGGCGGCGGGTGCCATTGGTCAGGGTAACGCTATACAACAGGGCATAAGCACTGGACTTGGGGCTTACGGATTCTTCGGTGGCGGTAGCGGAGGAAACAGTAGCGTGTACAATCCAATCTTCGGCGGTTCAGGCTTAGGAGGGTTCACCTAATGGCGGCGTTAAATCCAAGCATTATACTTGCGGGCGATAAGCCCGATTATTTAGGCTCGTTTACGCGCGGGGTATCTGCCCGTGAAGTATTCGACAAGCAAAAGTCTGCAAAGGAAAAACGTAACTTTCTTAAAGATTACGGTGCCGACTTGTACTCTGGTGACGAGGGTGCGCTGGAGGCATATTCGCAACACGACCTTGAAGGGGCAATGGCATTAAAAGGCCATTTTGATCAGAAGAAGGCAATGGCGGCGCGTGCGGCACAAGCAGGGCAAGCACGCCAACGGGAAAAAGAATTGGCGTCGATCCAAACAAGTATGGGCAATGTTGAGCAGTTGCGCGACTGGGCAGACAAACAGGAGAACCCATCCGTAGCGTTTAACAACGCGCTTGGTGGCGTTTTGAAGCCTGAAACTGTGCAGAGATTTAATGACGCTGGTATTGATCTGTCTTATGAAAATATCGAAACGGCTGGAATGCAAGTAGCTAACGCCACTGGCACAAAATGGAGCGGTAGGGCTTCAACTGACCCGCAAGACGCGGCAGATTTGCAATACAAGCAAGCGCAGACGGAAAACTTGCAATCACAAATTGCAGATCGAGACAAGGTAGAAACACCTGCTGATTACACGTTAGACGGGGTTAGATATTCAGGTGAAACTAACGAACCTATTTCTAAAGGCCCGCCTAAAGTGCCATCGCTCACATCAGCGGAAGCCGCGATAGCAAGGTCTGTGGCAAACGGTATTCCGCAAGACATCGCCCAAAAAATAGAAGACGGCGTTTACGCGACGAGTCGGCACCCTATTAGCGGGGTGGTTCAGGTTGTTGATAAATCAAGCGGAAAAGTCGTTTTCGACGGTGACGCGGATGTTGCAGAGGTACCGGCCCAAGTGGTTGAGGCACCAACAGTTAATGACCCGACGCAAGCATCGGATGTCGGGGCTATCCCGCAAGGTGCTGACTACGCTGGTTCATTTGGTCTAGGTGGCGCAGTCGATTCCTTCTTCAACACGGCGGCGGATATAATCGGCGTTGATCTTCCTAATGAGGAAACCGAAAGGGGGATACAGGCGGTAACAAATCTTGAAGTAAGAACTAAAATCCTACTTGCAGATGCTTTCCCTGGCCGCCCAAGTGTGCATATTATGCAAATGCTCGACGAGATAACCGCAAAGCCTAAACAAATAATGATGGGTGAAGGCAAGGCCAAAATAAAACTATCCCAAACTAGGGATCTAATAAATGAGGCTTTACGTCTGAACCAGGATATTGTGAACAATAAATCAAAGTACAGGCCGTTGGAGGTGTCCGCTGCGAATAAGAAAATTGGCGATCTTGTTTCTATAAGAACTGATTACGACACTATTCTTAGGTCTATGAACAAATCAGAAGTAGCCAAGGAAGTAACGTTTGAACAGTTCAAGAAACTAGATGTAGGTGAGAAATACCTGCGTGACGGCGTAGAGTACATCAAAGGGGAGCCGTAATAATGGCTGGTTTCGGCGCAAATGATACTATAGTAAAAAAAGGCTGGGGGGCTAATGACGTAGCGCAAGGCAGCGGCGGAGGATTTGCGGCGCAAGCAAACGCTGGAATCGCTGAAAGCGTTGGCGGCGTGGTTGATGTGATTAACCCATTTGATAAGGCGAATACTATCGGTGGCGTTGATATGCCTGTAACTGGGTCTGCCGTTAAGGGCATCAAAGATGCAATGGACTACTTCGGAATTGATGTAGCGGATAGACCACCTGAAGGTGTTCTTGAAGGCATGGGCCGAGGCACGGGGAACGCAATGGCGGCAATATTACCCGTTGCTAAAGGGTTACAAATGGTAAGCGCAGCGGGCGGCGTATCTGGTGCTATTGCTAAAGATGCACTGGCGTCTTTAGCGAGTGTAACAGGGCTTAGTCTTGAAGCTATTTCAGGCGCGATTAGCGGCGGCGCGAGAGAAAGCGCAGAAGAAGCTGGCGCACCAAAATGGGTGCAGGACGTAGTGGAGATGGGTTCGCCTCTTGCGATACCGGCGGGCGTGGCTGGTGCTAAGGGTGCGGGGCGATTGGCGGCGAAAGCAGTAGACAAAATGCCCGTGGCTGGTGCGGCGGTTAGAACCGCCAAGCATGTAGCCCGTGACGCTAAGCGTGCCATGGTGCCAATGACAGAAGCAGGGGCGCGTGAAGTAGCTGGTCAACGTGCGCGTGACCTTATGGGTGGCGACGATCGGGCTGTTCGTATGGCGGGCCAATTAGAATCACAAAGCGACTTGGGCTTAACGCCAGCTCGCCAACTGCAAGACCCGAACCTATTAGCTTTAGAGAAACAAGCGGCACATGAAAATCCTTTATTGCGCGAAAGGCTTGCGGCACGAGAATCTGCTAGCCGCGCAGAGGCGCAGTCTATCCTTAAAGGCATTGGCGGCGATGTAAAGGACGCGCGTAAGTTTTTCACTAAGCAGTTAAACCAAGCTAAAGCGTCTATGAGCGAAAAGATGGAAGCTCAAATCGAATTGGCGACCAAAGCGGTCAACACGCAGGGGTCAACCGTGGCGGAATCTAATAATTCTGCGCGAATGGTTGAGGGTATAAAATCGGCACTTGCGGAAGAACTTACGGAAGAAAAACGCTTATGGGGGTTGGTGCCTAGAGGGGCTAAGGTTTCAACTAAAAGCACACGTGCGAACGTTAAAAAACTAATTGATGATGGAGCGTGGGCGCAGCGCGGGGATATACCAGACGATTTAAGGGCGGCATTCGGTAAAGATGGGGTTCTTGGTGACGAAACGACAGTCAAAGAATTGCATGGGCTTTATTCAGAAATGCGCAGGGTTTCAAGATCAGCAATGGCAGGCACTGACACGAACCCGAACAAAGCAAGGATAGCCAATACCGTTGCAGACGCAATACTTGACGATCTTGGGGCGAAGGCTGGTAAAACACCAGTTGGTAAGGCTATAAATGACGCAAGAACATATAGCCGCGCATTACATGAAACTTTTGACCAAGGCGCAGTTGGGGATATTTTAAAGCGGAATATAGAAGGCGGTGAAGCTATCGCCCCTGAAGCAGCGTTGAAGCGTACAATAGGCAAGGGCGGGGTGCAGGCTAAGGTTGACGCAGACGATATAAGAAAAGCGTCACCAGCTTCTCAAGTTGAAATGCAAGAACACATGAGGGCCAAGTTTCTTGATAGCGCGTTTAATGAAGGTGGCGACTTTACGCCTGAAAAAGCCAAAGCGTTTTTTCGTGAAAACCGCGAACTTTTAAAAACATTTCCAGCTATGCGGAAAGAAATAACAAGGGCATTGCACAACAGGTCTGTTGCCGATGCGTTTGTTGTTAAATCGGCGGCTAGGGCAAAACTAATAGCAATGGAATCATCACCAGCGAGGTTTAATGTCGGTCAAGAAGAAAAGGCAGTGCTGTCAATTCTTGGGGCAGACGACCCAGTCAGAACGGCAAGAACCATTGTTTCTACGGCGAAAAAAGACCCTACGGGGGCAGCTTTGGCTGGCGTTAAAGATGCTTTTACTGGTTACTTGATTAAGAACTCTGTAAAGGGCGAATTTTCAGGCAAGCAATTTAAAGCGTTAATGAACGACAAAAAACTAGGTGTCGCAATGCGGCAGGTGTTTTCTAACGCTGAACTAAACAGAATGAACAGATTGTCCACAGAGGTTTCTAAGTTGGATGCGGTGTCGGGTGAAACCGTATCGTCTGTTCTTGATAGCCCTGCGAATAAACTTGTGGAAGTTGTTGTTAGGGTGGCGGCGGCACGACACGGTGGGGCGCTGGGCGGCGGTTCTTTAGGCGGCTCAATGCAAACCGCCAATATCGCAACCACAAGAGCGAAGAAACTGTTGCACAATTTGACCAACGACAGGGCGCGGCAACTCCTAATGGATGCGGTTGAAGACCCAGCTCTTTTCCGTGCGCTATTGCTTGAACCTAAAAAAATGAATATACCAAAATCTGTAAGGTCAAAGCTTGCTCCATACTTAACTGGGGCAGCGGCTAACGTAGGCGAGGAAGAAAATGAGTAACACTGTATTTTACAACCCGAACATAGCTTTGGATACGAACCACCAGCCTTCAGCGGGGGCAAAGGCGTATTTCTACGATACCGGCACGACAGACTTGCAAACCGTATATACGGACAAAGCATTGTCGGTTGCCCATCCTAGCCCTGTTGTCGCGGATAGCGCGGGGGTTTTCGCGGCGGTCTATTCAGCGGATACTACCGATTTGAAAGTTGTTGTTAAAACCACGGCAGACGCTACGTTATATACGATTGACCCTGCTAACGTTCACAGTACGGGCGGCGGCGCATCAACGGTTGCGTTTACACCCACTGCCCGCATTGCGGCAACAAACACACAGGCAGCTATTGAAGAAGTTGATGCGGCGGTAGCGGTGGTTGAAAAAGCCACTGGTACGGTGTACGAAACGGCGGGTTCGAGTAATGCCTATACAATCGCGGTAGCTGACGTTACGGCTTATACAAGTGGCGATGTTTACAACGTAAGGCTTGACAGAACTAACACAGGGGCCGCGACATTAAACGTGGAAGGCGTCGGCGCAAAGGATTGGCAATCATACGATACGGCGGGTGCGCTACTTGCGTATGGCGCGGGCGGCCTAGTAGATGGGTCGGAAGTGAAGGTTCTATATGACGGCACACGATTTGTGTCTATTAGACACAGGCACCCACTGCACGCGCAGGCCGTTTGGACGACAGGAACGTCTGTTGATGAAGCAATTATCAGCCCGTCCAAATTAAAAACAACCACAGACGCAGCTATTGTGGCTGCAACACCCATCAGGGCTTGGGGCTTTTTTAACGGGACAGGCACCCCAGCAGTAATATCTGGAGACAACTTTGCAAGCGTTACTGATAACGGCCCCGGTGATTATACAATAAACTTCACAACAGCAATGTCAGACACAAACTATGCCGTAATACTATCGTGCAGTGGATATAATGACGCGACCGGGAATAGGATCATAGCTAATGTAAAAACTGACGGATCGGGTGTTGTAACCAAAACAACTAACGCTGTTAGGATTACAACGGTTAGGGGGGCGACTGGGGCTATCCTCGACGTAGATCAAGTTTATTTTCAGATATTGAGGTGAGCTACGGCAATTAATTTGGTAATAACAACTAAAATAGGAGTATAGAAAATGGCAACGGTAACACCAACAACCGTCACAAGAGGCGGCAAAGGAAAAGTAGAAGTAACATGGTCAGGAGTTGTAACAGGCGACACGCTTGTCGAACACCTAGTAACACGCGCACCCGCCTTGGTATCATTACAAGCTTCAGGAACATTTGCAGGCGGTACGTCTGTTGGCTTGCAAGCTTCAAATATAAGTGCTAGTTTCGCTGATTGCGTCGATGCAGAAGGTACGGCAATAACAGGCAAAACGGCTGGCTTCCTATCAACGGTAGGCACACCAGCAAGAGGTTATAAGCCGAAGATAGCGTCTGGGTCGGCTGACTCTGTTACCTTCACTCTGGTATATTGGGGCGAAGTATAATATTAAATCCGATAGGAGGATCAAAAAATGGCTACAGGTGATATAGTATGGTTTAACGAGGCGATGGCGTTAGATTATTATGCTGGTTGGGCTACAACCAACGACATTAAATGCGCAATCTTGGACAACACAACAACCCCAGCGGCTACAGATACAACGCCCGCACTTGCGGATTACACCGAAGTTACGGCGGCTGGCACTTATACGGCTGGTGGTACATCCTTAGGCACATGGGACGCGGTTAACACCCAAACAAGCGGCGTAGGCAAGGTTGACAGCGCGACAAACCCAACGTGGGCGGCAGACGCAAGCAACGACGTAGACGCATATTGGGCGTTACTTTACAACGCGACATTCGCTGGTGACTTGGCCTTTGCGTATGTTGAATTGGGCGGCCCTGTAGATATGGTCGCGGGTGCGTTAACAATCACATGGAACGCAAGCGGTATCGCAACATTAACTAAAGCATAGGGGCTAACCATGGCTCTATTATTCAACCGTGTAAAGGTTGCGACTGCGACCACTGGCACAGGGACAATCACCCTTGGCAGTGCTGAAAGCGGCTTCCAAACCTATGCAGATGGTGGGGCGAGTGATGCTGACGTTGTCCGTTATGTAATCGAAGATGGTACAGCGTGGGAGATAGGCGAAGGAACCTACACCGCAAGCGGGACAACCCTATCCAGAACATTGATCGCCAGTTCCACAGGTTCGCTTATCAGCCTGTCTGGTAGTGCTGTTGTGTTTAGTGACGCCACAGCCGTTGATATTACTGGGCAGTCATTGAGTGCAGCATCTTACTTCGAAACTACTGGCGGCATTTCTGTTAATGGTACGAGTTACGCGACAATAAATATTGGAGCAACCACAAGTGAGGACGCCACTAATTATTCAAATAGTTCTGGCGTCACCACAATTACAAACGGCGGCACCTATCTTGTTACATCTACTTTGGTCGTGACAGGGACAACAACAAATTATCGCTGGACTGGTGAGATACAGCTTTGGAAAAACGGCACTACTGACGTGGGGTCTGTTCAAGGTGGTTATATTCGCGCAACTGTCAGTTTTGATAGTTACCTTACTATCACGAGGATTTTAGTTCTTGCCGCTGGTGATACCATTGCGACACGGGTAAAGCGGCTTTCAACTACAACTGGTGACGCGACAACTGTTGCCGATTTAAGCACGATGCAATTTGTCAAGCTAGATGGAATAAAAGGTGATGCAGGGCCAGTCTACGCAGGATCACAATATTCCTTAACTGGCACAGATATAGCCCAAGCCAACGGCGACCTTCAATATAAAACTCTTTCAGGTAATGTCACGTTTACAGAAAGCCTCTCCAATGGTGAAAGTGTCCTGCTTTTCATCAACAATACAGGGGCGCATACTATAACTTGGTTTACAACAAAATGGGTTGGAGGTGCCGCGCCTACGCTTGGGACGACAGATTATAATCTAGTTATGGTAGAAAAAGTTAACGGGTCTATTTATAGCAATTATTTAGGTGAGGTGGGCTAATGCTTCCGCACCTTCTTGGTCAAAACCCTGAACCTATTAAAACATTAAAAATGACTGTGACCACCACGGGCGTTGATGAAGTTGTAACTATCGTTTGCGGAAACACTGGTACATATGACGCCAATATCAGTTGGGGTGATGGTGAAGCAGACAGTACGATAACGACCTACAATGACGCAGACTTGGCCCATACCTATGCTGTCGCGGACGATTACACGGTTACTATAACAGGGGACTTCCCGTGGATTTATTTCAACAACAGTACGGCGGGTGATAGCGTTACCGCTTTACTGGCAACCCCAGCGGGTCACGTTACCCCTCTTACCACGTTACAACGGGCCTTTTATGACTGCAATAATCTGGCGTCTTGTTCGGCTGACTTTGATACAACGGGAATAGAGGATTGGTCTTATGTATTCACTGAAGATGAACTCTTATTAAGTGTCGGATTGATAGACACATCAAGTGCAACAAATATGGAATGGGCGTTCAGGGATATGGATTGGACATCTGTTCCTTTATTCGACTTTTCAAACGTCACAAATGCGTATTTAGCTTTTTCAAGGAATAACCTACTAACGTCATTTCCTGCAATAGACATGCCATCATGTATCACGTTTACGCAATGCTGGTTTGGTAACTCTGGCTATACGACATTCCCTTTGATCGACGTGTCGTCTGGTACGGGTTTTATAGGGGCATGGCAGGGTAATTCTGGCTTAACCAGTTTTCCCGCGTTAGATTTTTCATCTGCGACAAGTTGTATTCAACTGCTGGATGGCTCCTCTTCGTTGGCTACGTTCCCCGCCAATGTATTTGACACAACATCTTGCACAAATTTTACAAATGCGTTCAGGGGTTGCGCGTTGACAGCAACCAGTGTGAATAATATTCTAATCAGTATCGAAAGCACTGGCACAAGTAACGGCACACTAGGTATGGACGGGGGTACAAGTGCCGCACCTACGGGGGCGGGGGCCACGGCCAAGGCTGATCTCATAACACGCGGCTGGACAGTCACAACAAATTAAGGATGACACGATGATTGTACGATTAATTGATGGAGTAGTGACCCAAATCGCACTTAAACAGGTGAAGAAAGAATACCCAGATACGAGTTTTCCAGTCGATCTTGTTGTGGGCCGTGACTACCACACCGAGTATGACTTTTATGTTGTTGACGTTAAAGATAAACCCGAAAAGGGTGAGGGACAGCGCATAGTGCCGCTAGAAATTGTGATGGTGGATGGTGTTTATACTCAAAGCTACGAAGTGGTAGACGTTATTGTATCAACCGACCCTGCGGATTACGACCTAACCCCGCGACAGTTTCATATATTCGCGGCTATGTGGGACTATGACGATGCGATTGATGCGGTTCTGGCTGGCATTAAAACCATGAGCATTGCACAATATGCTTCGATCAAGGGCGATATGCTGGGTGCAAAGGTTTTCCGCTTCAATATTGTTATGGGGCTGATTGGGAATAAAGACTTAGAGCCATTTATTCCAGATGGAACCGATGTAACTCTAGCAACAATGTCCGACCGCTGGTTATTAGCCAAGGCGTACTAAGATGTTGGGTTTTAGCCCTTTAGGTAGTAGGCCGTTAGGTAGCGTACCCCCCGTTGCGGGTGGGGATTCTAACATATCGGCTGTCACAGAAGCCCTGACGTTAACAACCCTACAGGCAACGATTGCCAACGACATTAATGTTGCAGCTAATACAGAAGCCCTGACGCTAACAACCCTACAGGCAACGATTGCAAACGACATTAATGTTGCAGCAAGCACAGAAGCCCTGACGTTAACAACCCTACAGGCAACGATAGAAAAAGACGTTAACGTATCAGCTAATACAGAAGCCCTGA